CTGCTACACTTGTAGACAAAGAGGTTTTCCAGCAGATTCCGCGACCTTGGTTCGACATTATCTGGACGAATGCCGGGAATGTGATTGGCGAGGATGTAGCGTTCTGCGTGAAGTGTCTGGAGCAGTCGATCCCGGTTCATGTGGATCACGAGTTATCGATGCACATTGGGCACCTCGGGGTGAAAGCGTTTGGATGGGACGACGTAAAACATGGCCCTGACCACCTACAGCGATCTTCAGACAGCGGTCGCAAACTATCTCGCAAGAAGCGATCTCACTAGCCAGATTCCCGACTTTATTCGGCTGGCAGAGATCCGTTTGCGGAGAGAGATTCGCATTCGGCAGATGCTGAAGAACGTCACCACCACGACAACGAGTGGTGATGCTACGGTTCAGCTTCCCCCAGACTTCCTTCAGATGCGGGATCTGTACATCGATGGAGACCCGCTTCAGCCGGTGATTTACCTCACCCCGTCACTGTTTACGAGCAACGCTCAGAGCACTTACGCTGGCAAGCCGACTCGCTACACGATTCTGGCAGACGAGTTTAAGTTCGCTCCATTCCCGGACACGAATTACACGCTGTATATGCTGTACTACGCTGCGCCACCGTTCCTGTCGGACACGCAGACGACGAATGTGTTTACCATCAACGCGATGGACTGCTTGCTGTATGCGTCTTTGGGAGAGGCAGAGCCTTACCTTATGAACGACGCTCGCTTGCAGACCTGGGCTGGGTTGTATCAGCGCGGGATTACAAGTCTTACTAAGTCAGACGATGATGCTGAGTTCAGTGCGTCACCGTTGACAATGCGGGTGAGTCAATAATGGCGCTCGTACTGAAAGACAGGGTAAAAGAGACCACCTCTACTTCTGGAACGGGGTCGATCACGCTTGCTGGGCCGGTTCAGGGTTATCAGGGTTTCAGTGTTATCGGTAATGGCAACACGACTTATTACACGATTGCTGGCACTTCTGAGTGGGAAGTAGGTGTTGGAACGTATTCTGGTGGGGTGCTGAGCCGAGATACGGTTCTATCTAGTTCAGCATCTGGGGCAAAGGTAGCGTTTTCGTCCGGCATTAAAGATGTGTTCTGTACCTATGCTGCTGGCAAAGCGTTAACTGCTGATACGCTGCCAGTTACGATTGAAACAAAGACTGATGCTCCTAATGCTACTGTAAACGTATCAAGTATTAAAGCGGCTCCGTCCTCTGCTAATGGTGATCTTGCATTAGCAGCAAAAGGGACTGGGGCGTTACTAGCTCAAGTTCCAGATAGCACTGTTACAGGAGGCAATAAACGAGGAACCTACGCTGTTGACTGGCAAATGGTCAGAACATTGGCAAACGAGGTTGCCTCTGGAGCGTACAGCGGAATTTTGTCTGGTCACGACAATAAATCCATTGGATTAGGCTCAGTTGTCGGCGGTGGTTATTCCAACTACGCTACAAACTCTTACTCTGTAATAGCCGGTGGATTTAATAGTCTAGCCTCTGGTTTGTATTCATTTGTTGGTGGTGGCTACCAAAATTCGTCTTCTGGTTATATTTCGATCACCAATGGCGGGGCTTTTAATTCTGCCACTAATGACTATGCTGTTGTTAGCGGGGGTTATAACAACTCAGCATCGGGAAATAGTGCATTTGTAGCCGGAGGTCAAAGTAACGTTGCTGCTGCTTTGTCGTCCAGTATTGTTGGTGGGTTGTCAAACACCATTAACTCTGCTGCAACTTATGCAGTAATCGGCGGCGGCAGGACGAACAGTGTATCTGCGGCTGGGTTATATGGAACGGTTGCTGGTGGACGGAGCAACGCAGCCAATGCCAACTATGCGGCAGTTGGTGGTGGTCAGAGTAATGCTGCGTCAGGAGCGCATTCAGCAGTAACGGGAGGTTTCTCTAACACCGCTTCCGCTGTCTATTCTGGGATTGTCAGCGGGAATGGAAATACTGCGAGCGGTGTAAATTCATTGATTGGTGGTGGTGCCGCTAACGTTGCATCTGGCTCGCATTCAGCGATTGCTGGTGGCTTTAGTAACACTGCATCTGCTCTGTATTCTGGCGCTTTGAGCGGAAGCCAAAACAAAGCAGAGGGTGTCAATTCGGTAGTTGCTGGTGGTACTAATAATACTGCTTCTGGGGTTTACGCAAGCATAGCTGGTGGAGTAAACAATACTGCCTCTGCCTCGTATTCGTCGGTTATTGGAGGGTCTAACAATGCGGCAAATTCCAATAACTCTATCGTTCTTGGTGGGCAGTATGGCACGACAAGGGAATTAGATGGTTTCTTGGTGATTCCCGCGTCATCTGCTCCGATTGATACTAAAGCGGGGGTCACGCAAAGTGGTGTGTTGTTGCTGGGTGCCCAGACAACAAATGCAACGCCAACTGTTTTACGGTCTAACTCAAATGCTGCCGGGGCTACCAATCAGCTTGTTCTTGCTAACAATTCTGCTATATACGTTTTTGGCTATGTCATTGCCAACGTTACTGGTGCAGGTGACACGAAGTCTTGGATTATGTCTGCGACAATTAAGCGCGGGGCTAATGCTGGATTCACGAGCATAGTTGGTTCTCTCGTTGCATCGCAACAGGCAGACGCTGGAGCTTCTGCTTGGGATGTAACGGTTGCTGCTGATACGGCAATTGGCTGTCTTGTTGTTACCGTGACTGGTCAGGCTTCGACGACTATTCGTTGGGTTTGCAAGTTGGAAACGGTGGAAGTGGCTTACTGATGTTTGGGATTTCAGCATTCTCGGAAGTCCCGTTCAGTTCTCTGCCGGTTAGCGGTGGGATCTGGCAGGAGGTACGGGGTGACTCTAACGTTTGGACCCGTATCGATCCGACAGAAACAAGTTTGTTGGTGAAGGCTAGTAACGGGGTGCAGTATCAGGCTTCGCTCAGAGTGTTATCTAGTTCTGCTGTGCAATTTGTAGTGCCGCGAGAGGTGAAAAACAGTAGTGGGACGACGTTTGTTCCTGTTACTAACTTGTGGCAAGATTCTTCAACATCATCAAGTTCGTGGGTAGAGGTCTAACATGGCTGCACCATTCTCAACGACACCAGATAGCTGCGCTGTCAACTGCATTGCTATTACTCCTGCTGACACGGATCTAGCTGCACCTGTTCGTGCGATCTACGTTGGTGGGTCCGGTAATCTCAAGATCAACGATACGGGTGGCGGCGCTGTGACGATTCTACAACGTCCCTGCTGGCGTTATTTTGCCGGTGATGGCTCGCAGGATCTGGTCAACTGGCACGACTGCCAGCAACATTGTTGGACTGCTGTAATGTTGATCGGGATAAATCTCAAACTTCCAAACGTCAGGACGATAGGGGGGATATGTCCCTGTTCCTGGCGCACCGTTCATTGTTGATACGTCGAACGGTACGGAATACACGATTGGTCTGCCTGTCAGGAATAGTTCAGGCACTGATTACACAGTAGCGAGTTCCGTCAAGACGAGCGACGGGACCGAGTATTACCCGATTTAAGGAACGATCATGGCCGCTTACGAGGTACTTCTTCTCAATACAGCAATCCCGCAGATTCAAGCCGCACAGTCGGGCGATACCTACGTTGTGCCGCGAGACATTGCGATCAACGCAACGGCGATCATCAGTGCGAACAGCGCAACCGACGCGCTGCGGATCACGCAGACAGTGTGCTGGCAACGCGCTGGTGGTGGAGGATAGCGCCAACCCGGACGCGACGCCGTTTGTGGTGAGTGCGGCGGGGGATGTGGGTATTGGGACGAGTTCGCCAGCTTACAGGCTGGATGCACAAACCACAGCAACAGGAACGGCTGCTGGTGACAACACAGTAGGATTTTTTGGCTCTCTTGCTTCTGGTCGTGATGCCAACATCCGTTTTGGTGATTCTGTAAACGCTTCTGCGCGTATTGGGTACTTGTCCGGTGCGCTCTATATGTACACCAATGCCGCTGAACGCCTGAGACTTGATCTCTCCGGCAACCTCGGCTTGGGGGTGACGCCGAGTGCGTGGCCGGGTCAATCGGCTGGGTATTATGTATCTCAATTTGGAAATGCTGCTTTTTACGGATTAAGTACAAACGAAGCCCGTATGGCTGCTAATGCGTTTGTGGATGCTATAGGAACTAACCGTTATATTTCTAGTGGTTACGCTACTCGGCATGATCAGAAAGACGGTGTTTATATATGGCGAACCGCCCCCTCCGGCACAGCAAACTCCACCACGATTGTTATTAATAACGAATACACCATCGTAACTGCCGGGGGGAACTTTACTGACTTTGGTGCTGCTAATAACAACGTAGGTACGGTATTTACCGCTAACGCTACTGGTACGGCATCGGGCGGCAGCAGCTACGCAGACGATTGTTTTCACCCAAGCCATGACGCTGTCTTCCGACGGAACCTTCCGAGTAAAGGGAGCAGGAACAGCCGGTACAACGGACGCAGTTACAGTTCAGCGGGTCTGCCCCGGCGAGTGCCATGACGCTAGATGCGTCGGGGAATCTGGTTTGTTGGCGGAACCTCTGCTAACGTGGGAACGTGGAATAAGGCCATTACGCTAAATACTGCGTCTGGAAATGCTTCGTATGAATTAACTGTTGCTTGGTGCTGCAAAAGGTTTTTTTGCGGCTGATGCAAGCAATGTTTATTTGCAATCTTCTGG